GAATTATTCAGGTCTACTACGAATGGTCTAGCAGCCGTATAATTAGCAGAATTAGTACCGGTGCCTTGAAGAACATAAAATTTGTTATCATTTACATGAATCGCGGCAGACCTGTTATTTGTGTCCTGCAAATGAATCGTTGGATTTGTATTATTTATGAAAAGTTGGCCGATAGAAGTGATATTATTAACTTTTATATCTCCATTTACATCAAGTTTAGCGCTTGGAGTAGTGGTACCGATACCTACATTTCCACCATTAGCAATTGTAATTCTTGCTGTATTATTTTGTAGAAGAGAAAGGGTTCCAACACCAAATGTTCCCAATTCCAACCTACCTATTCCGTCTTTCATAAGACGCCCAGTTCCATTAGAGTTATCTATAAGCAGTTCTCCATTTCCAGAACTATCAGATAATAGAATGTCTCCACCCTGTTCATTAAATGCAAATGAAGCAACGTAATTTCCACCAGCTGTTATCGCAACTCTATCATCATTGGGAAAAAAGATACCCGTGTTCGTGTCGCCATTACGGGTAATAGACGGAGCCGCAGCGGAACCACTATTAAAATTGATGTTTACTCCAGAGGCAATCTTAGCCGTGGTGACACTTCCGTCTACTGGTGTTCTCTGATCACTAAGTCGACCATCATTTCCCTGACAGAAAGTTCCTGCACCAGTTCCAAATGAACCAGCCTGCAGAATACCTGCTGCACCAGTAATAATAGGTAATGTAGTAGTGCTTCCTATCTTTCCGTCCGAGGTAATATTACCGTGGATATGAGTATTGATATTGATCTTTAAACCATTTGTTTTCTTTCTCCAAGAATCAAAGGTATCCGCAACACCTACGTATTGATTATCATCCCAGGTTGTAACATTATTTGCTTGATCAGGAATTGGCATAAATTATAAATTAGAACTGAATTACAACACGAATCTCTTCTACCTGCCCTGAAGCATGAGTAATTGATTGACGATTTTCAAGGAAAACAACTTCTCCTTGTGGTATCAGAGATGTTTTGGCATGAACACCAAAGTCTGTTAATGTTTCTGCTATTGAGGTATACGGAGCAGAACCTGCACCATTTATGATCAAATTGCCGGATGAATTAAAAGCAGTAACTGTTCCATCGGCATTAGGAGTTTGAGTAAAATATACCTTTGTTGAATCTACTCTTACTACAACACCGCGGGCGTTGGCATTACCAGATTGAGTAATAATAGAACCTACAGTAGGAGTAATTGCAGGATTCATAACAAAATGTTTGGCACTAATGATATTCACCTTGGGTGATAGAGCATTGGGCCATTTCACAACTGATACCTGACGATATTTAGTATCAATAAACAAATCGGCAGAATATACATCAACACCAATACCAACATACCATGAAGGAAGAGTCTCCAAAGTTTGAGAATCTGAATCAGGAATTGCAATAAAGTTCTGCAAATTTAATGTAGTGCTTGTCACTAGATCCATCAAATACTTCCAAGTATAACCGTCTGCTCCGGTAACCGATGGCCCAGGAGATGAAGCCGTGTGCACAGGTGCATTGGCAACCACAGTTGGTCCTTTTGTAGTGCAAAGATAGAGTCTGAGATTATTGATACAATATGCAGGATATGTAGTTGTACTACCCGAAGTTGAACTATAAAGTGTGGTAATATCACTTATAGAATATGCTTTAAACGTTCTTCCTGCAACCCAATCTACTCGCGGCACCATTCTTGAAAGAGAATTCAAACCTGCTCCACCATCAATTGTGCTTCTGATTTCCTTCATCTGTATCAAACCCGTTTTAGCTTGAATAAGTTCTAGTGGAGAACCAGTAGGTGTTGGTGGCGACGTTTCAGTTGGCCAAGATTCTGCTCTTCCTAATCCAATATAATAATCTGAGGCAGTAAGGTCTGCTTTAAAAGCTGCCGCATTGTTTTTACGAAATCGAGGTGTGATAATTGCTGCCATAATGTTTTATTTATAAAGGTTAAGGAATAATCAGAATAAGAGAATCATTACATGATACACTTATGTTATTGTTTATTTATAAAGTAATTTAAGACTTAAGAGCCTTGAGTGACAACAGCTACACTAGCATCAGAACCTGAAACAGTTCCTAGAGTAATGTTCGTTCGTGCGCCGGTTGCCCTTGAAGTGATGGTGACTATATCACCGTTTCGTGTTGCCGATAAGTCAGGGTCTGTGCTAAAGCGAGTTACCATGCTGTTAGCGTAAAGGTTTCGGTTTTGCGCTGGGGAACCGTAAGATACGTCACCCGGATCAATGGGTATGCCACGCACAAATCCAGCGGGTGCAGGATCTTCTGCGCTGTTGTCTCTATTAAACCAAACATACGCCTGACCTGTAGGAACACCAATAGTGAAATATCGACCCTGCCACGCCTCAGGATTACCAAGAAAAGTAAAGGTGCTTACCTCGGCGGATGCTTCAACCCTTGTGGAATAGTACATTCCAACATTTTGAAATTGAGCAGGGTTATCTGCATACCATACAGGAGTTTCTGCATCTTGTATTATGTAACTCATAAAAGATCCGATAACCGAAGGATCTCTAAACTTGTTCTCGTCACGATATTCATCTCTGAGATTCTGCAGATGATGATTATCATTTTCATACAGATTTAGGAATAAGATATAAACTATTTGAGATATTTCTTCGTATGAAAGAGCAATACCAGTGTAAGGTAAGGAAGCGTCGAAATATAATTTATCCGTAAAAAACGAGAAGAACAATTTTCTTAGAGATGTTTCAAACCATCCTGGCTGATATGTAGGACTATGAGAACTATATGCATAATTAGAAATACCAAGGGGATTAGAGAATGGATTATCCGCTGGGCTCAACAGTGAATATGAAGTATCATTATTTGTTTCCGAGGTTTTAAAGCAGAAATACTTTTCTACATCTTTAATTCTTTGTGAATCATCTGATATTTCTTTTGATATTGCTGTTAAATCATAATGATTTTGAGAATAAAAAACAAAAAGCAGATATGCAAAAAAGCGAAAACCAACAGGATGAATCAGTGCTCGGTATGGTATTTCCCATTCAGATAAGGGAATGTCAGTTTTAATTCCATATGTATAGGGAATCCATTTAGTTGAAACAACACCCAATGTTCCTTTGTCTGCAAAATCAAAGATTTCTGTATCCGTTTTTCCAAAAAATATCTTAAAGAAAACAAGAGCACTTTCTCTGCTACCACGAGCATTATAAAAGTATTTTACTATTTTTGTATACAGTTGTCTTGTCGTTAAAACTGAAGAATTGGGAACATATGGAGCAATATATTGCTTTATCTTAGGTAGATATTCTTCTGATACTTCGTCAATAGAATAGTTTTCGTCGAGGGTATTTAAGATATGTGAAGGAAGATCTACCGTCGACATATACCTATAGTATTCTTCAAGAAGACCTACAAGAACGTGTGAATCTTTTCTAAGAGCCTCTGGTAACAATTCAGAAACTCTTGATACTTCCGACTGGTTTATTTCTTCAAAGTAATTCATATCATTTAAGATCTCTTACTTGAAAAGGAGTTATACCCGATTGAAGAACCACCAATTGAAATAGGATCAATATCAGCAGAATATGTAAAGTAGTCTTTTTCAAAAGTCAGTAGTTTTCTTCTGGAAGGAGCAATATCATTACTGAGAGGTCTTGCATGAAAGTTAAGAGAACTCTTAATGGAATGATTTAAAGGAAACTTACCTTTATCTAAAACTATTTCTCCGGTTTCAACATCAATAGTTCCTATAATAGGAGACAGTCCCGAAAACGTTTCCTTTACATATTTATTGCTTACATTCTTTTTATAGAAATATAAATCACGTGTTTGTAAATTAAGGCCTGCTGTTCTATTACCATCAGCAATATAATATGTATCTGATAAATCACTTCCTGCATTTCTTATAATAAAACCATCGGTGATAAGGAATTCACCAACGGACAATTGTGAATCCTCAATGTCACCATACAAGGAAAGACCAAATGGTATTCTTACGTTTTCCGATTCTATCTGTGAATCAAGAGCCATAGATTTAAGCCAGGTTTGAGAATCTTCAGAAACAATGGGATATTTTTTAAGAACATAGATTCTTGCATTTGAATTTACGATTGATGGATCTACATCCTCAATCATTCTTAAAAAATTAGAATATCTGAATACACCATCAAACTTTTCAAGTATCGTATTACCGTATTCTAAAACCGCGGTTGTGACATTACCTTGTATTGTTTTACCATCGGAGGTAGTATTATTTGGATTGTATTTAAAATTGACGTCTCCATATATGTAAAGATATTCTGGATCTACCAATTCATTTTTAATCGTAAAGACTTTTTTATTCTGTAAAATAGAAAGTATGGTTGCTTTATCTCCTGCTGTCAAAGTTTCGGTGAGAAAAGGTTTGATGCAGATATAAACCTTTGCAACATTCTGAGAATCTTCTGGATCATCTTCTTCGTCTCCTCCCCAAACGTTAATTGTTTCAACGTCTCCGAATTCCTTAGAGATAAGGTTTTTATAATCATTTACGGTGACTGCTCGATTCTGAGTAATAAGAGAAACAGGAGCATTCTTTCGTATTAAATCTGCGGTTTCACGGGGCAAACCACCGGACGATGTAACCGAAACATTTGTTACTGTTGGTAGTCCTATGGTATTTGCA